GAAGATAAGCATGGCCTCGCGTTCCGCGTGCAGCTCAATCCCGAAATCCCGTCACACAAGGAAGTGTATCTGCAAACGAAGAATCGCCTCATTAAGGGCGCGTCGTTTCGCTTCTCTGTCGTCAACAACAAGGAAGAATGGGAGCACGACGACGAGGAGCGCCTTCGCCGCACCATTCGCGAAGTCCGTTTATACGAAGTTTCGCCGGTAACGTTTCCGGCATACGAGGCCACGGAATTACAGGCACGCGCCGCTGAGTATCTGAAGCTCGCGGAAGTGCCGTTGATTACAAAATCAGTTGCCACAGTCGAGCCGCTCACGCACTCGACTGCCGGTGATCTGGAGGCGTGGTTCGAGCGCCAATACCTGTTCCTAAACACATTGGAGTGGTAACAAAAATGGATAACATTCAAGAACTCAAGCGGAAGCGCGCTGAGAAGGTGAAGGAAGCGCGGGCACTGCTGGAAAAGGCAGAGGCCGAAAATCGCGCCTTCACTGACGACGAGCGCAGCCGCTACGATGTCCACAAGAGCGACATCGAATCGCTCACGGCCCGCATCGATCGCGCCGAAGAGCAGGCCCGCATGGACGATCTCGTATGCGCCGAAGAGCGCATCGAGACGCCTAAAGCTGGTGCCGACGACTACACGCCCGAGGTGAAAATTGGCGACGAGCGTTTCATGAAGGATCCCAAGAAGGGGTTTGCGTCGCCGCGCGATTTCATCTTGGCCGTCATGAACACGGGCCTAGGCCGCCGCAGCCTCGTTGCGCCGAAGCACCGCGACGCGCTCAAGCGTCTCGAGGTGCGCACCGCTGGCAGTGACGAGCAGGGCGAATACGCGAATCCATACGGCGGCTACCTTGTGCCCGAAGCGTTCTCGCCGAATCTGTTGAAACTTTCGGCTGAGGCCGATCCGCTGGGCACGCGCACAACGAACATCCCACTGTCTGCGCCCTCGGTAGCCATCCCGGCGCGCGTCGACAAGAATCACAGCACCAGCGTCTCGGGCGGCCTGCGCGTCTACCGTTCGGCTGAAACGCAGTCGAAGACGGCCTCTCGCATGGAACTTGAGCGCATTAAGCTCGATGTCTCTTCGCTGTTCGGTATGGCCTACGTCACCGAAGAGCTGTTGGCCGATTCGCCGATTTCGTTTGCAGCGCTGCTCGAACAGGGATTCCGCGATGAGTTTCTGTCGAAGCTGGTGAACGAGCGTATCAACGGCACTGGCGTGGGCGAGTACCTTGGCATTCTCAATTCGCCGTGCAAAATCAGCATCACGAAAGAGACGAGCCAGGTGGCCGACACCATCGTGTGGCCGAACATCGTCAAGATGCGCGCCCGCTGCTGGGGCTATGAGAATGCGATCTGGCTCTACAACCACGACGCGCTGCCGCAGCTCATGAATCTCGTGATGCCCATCGGCACTGCGGGCGTTGCCATGTGGCAGTCGAGCGCGCGCGAAGGCGAGCCCGATCTGCTGCTTGGCCGACCTGCGATTGCCACCGAATACTGCGACACTGTTGGCGACGAGGGCGATCTCATTCTCGGCAACTGGACGCAGTATCTGGAGGGCACGTATCAGCCGCTGCAGAGCGCGGAATCCATTCATGTGCGCTTCGAATACCACGAGCGCGTCTTCAAGTTCTGGACGCGCAACGCGGGAGCGCCGTGGTGGCGTTCGCCGTTGACGACCAAAAACAGCACGAACACGCTGAGCCCGTTTGTCACGCTCGGCGCGCGCGCGTAAGGGAGGTGCACTATGGCTTCTAGCGTAAGCACCGACAAACTGTTCACGACGCATGCAATCGCGTCGTATGATTTCGATCCCGACTCCACTGCAGCGACGGATGTGGCTTGGGTGGATCTTCGCGACTATTCCAACTTCGCGGTGATCGTGATGTCGAGCGCGCTGACGGGCAATGGCCCGGCGGCGTTCAAGATTCTCGCGAATCCGAACAGCGACGGCAGCGGCACCGATGTCGAGGTGAAGGCGCATGCCGTTGGCAGCAAGCCTGACGCTGTTGGCGATTACCTTGTGCTCGAATGCACAGCGGAAGAGATCGCCGAATTGGCGTCGGACAACTCCTCGGCGCTCCGCTACGTGAGCGCGAATATCGCGATGGCGAATGCGGCCGACGAGGCCGTAGTCACGTACATCCGCACGGGTGCGCGATTCCAGTACGACGGAATGACGGCTGATTACATCAGCTAGTACCAGCGAACGGCGGGAGGCTTCGGCCTCCCGCCTTAACGGAGATTAACATGGAACACCTGACGAACATCTCCAGCCGCTGGTGCAACGGCGTGCTGGAGTTTTTTGACACGCGGACGCTGGAGACAGTGGACGTACAAGCGCCGGTGAAGTTGTTTGATGATTTCGTAGGCGCGGCCGTGGACACCACGAACGACTGGACATTCGCGGCGGTGAATTCTGGCGCGATTGCCGCGAACGCCGCACTGGGCGGCCACGCCCGTATTACCACGGGTGCTGCTGACGATGATGACGCCGATTTGGCGACGCTCCTGATTTGGAGCACCACCAAGGGCTGCGTCATGGAAGCGCGACTCGCGCAAAATGACGCAGACGGCACGGCGATCAACGTTGGATTCAGCGACGCCACGGGCGAGGCGGCCGACAAAATCGCGATTACGTATGCGACCACGACGGCCACCACAATCGCGTCGAATGCTGCGTTGTTCTTTCAAGATCCCGACGCGACAACGGATCTCTTCCGTTGCATGTCCGTGAATGCGGATACCGACAGCACGATCTATTCGGTGTCGGGCACGCCCGCTGACGCGGCGATGCACACCTATCGCGTAGAGATCCTGACGGATCAGACGTGCAAGTTCTGGTTTGACGGCGCGCACGTCGCGACGATTGCGAGCGGCATTGCGGCGGACACTTCGGTGTGCCCGTACGTTGCCGTTATCAATCGCGAAGCCGCGGCAAACACGCTGGACATCGACTACATCCGCGTGTGGGCGCTCACCAGGTAACACAGCACGGCGGGGGGCTTCGGCCTCCCGCCGTTGAGGACTAGCAATGGCGGCATCAATTACATGCACTGAGGTAGTCCACGGCGTGGTGAAAAAAATCACGTGGGCGTGGACGTGCAGCACGGACGGTGACGGGAGCAGCACCACCACGAACGTATACGACGGAAAAGTTCTGGCTGTACACACAATCCCCAACAGCACCGGCGCAGCGCCTACCGACAACTATGACATCACCGTGGAAGACGGCGACGGCTATGACGTGCTCCTGGGCGCGGCGGCGAATCGTGATACGACTGCGCCCGAGACAATCGCGTCCACGGCCGTTGGCGCGGTGGCTAGTTCGAAGCTGACATTCAAAGTGGCTGCTGCCGGCGATTCGAAAAAAGGCACGGCCACCATGTGGATACGGTAATGAGAATACTTCGAGGAGGACGCTATGGAAAGCAGCAGGAAGAGCAAACTGGCGATAGTGGGATTCGCATCGACGACGAGGAAAGACGCGCCTCTGAGCGATCCAGAGTGGGACGTTTGGGAGTGCAATCAGCTCGGTATGATTCTCCCGGGCAACTACACGGCGCGATTCGAACTGCACCACCTGACGGAGATTGCGCCGGAGAATCTGGACTGGCTCAAGAAGTCGACGATCCCGGTGTACATGATCGAGAAGCATGCGGACATACCGATGTCCGTGCGTTTTCCGATTGAAACAATTGAAGCAGAATTTCCGCGCGGCTATTGGTGTAGCAGCATCGCGTACATGCTCGCGTTCGGCATGATTCAGGGCTACGAGACAATCGGCGTGTGGGGCGTGGATATGGCAATGGACAGCGAATACCAGTACCAGCGCCCGAATGCCGAGTATTTCATGGGTATTGCCGAAGGCCGTGGCATCGAACTCATTGTGCCGGAGGCGAGCCTGCTGCTGAAATCGCCGTGGCGCTACGGCTACGAGCAGCCGCCCGTGGGCGCGTATGACACGATACTGGGCGCGTTGACGAAGCAGCGCCAGGTAACGCTTAAGGATCTAGCCGATCACCGAGCCACGGCGCGCTTTTGCGAGGGCGCGGATCACGCGCTGAAGTGGGCCATCTCGCAAGTGGAGTCAGCGCAGCGTGAGGTATACGGCTGCACTGTCGGCAATCCCATCGCAACGCCCGACAGGAAGGACGCGAAGGAGTGAAAAAGGAAACGGTACACATGCGCCTCGCGAATGGCGAGCACATCGAGGTGGACTGGGCCACAGCGCAGAAGCTGTTGTGTGCTGGCGTGGCGCAGTTCACCGGCGCTGTTGTTGAATACGCCGTGTCCACACTGGGCGAGACGCGCTGATGTCCACGCAAACGGCCACATCGACAGCGAACTTCCCGGCGGCAGCGACGAGCGGGGCGTGCAACGTGCAGTCTCGCAGCGGCATAACGTTGACGGAAGTCAAGGCGCATTTGCGCGTATCGTCGAACGCGGCCATCTCCAACGAGTACCTGCTGATTCTCCTAAACAACGCGCTGGATTTTGTGGAGGACTACTGCGGATTCCGTTTTGGCGAGGACACCGTGAGCGAGTACGTAACGCCGTCGCATAAGTCTGGTGTCCTGCGCGTGAGCCGCCTGCCTATCGTGAGCGTCACGAGCATTGTGGACGCGTACAACGAGAGCACCGTGGACGCTGGCGATTACCGCATAAACACGGACAAGACGGGCGTGAATCCCGTTGGGAACTATACATGGGACGTGTCGCGCGACAGGTACCTCGTGACGTACACCGGCGGCTACGGGCGCACGGTGACGGTACCGCATGGCATACGCGTTGCCGTCCTGTCACTCGTGGGCCGGTGGTACGAGGTGAGAGACACGGCGAAGAGCATGGGCTTTCAAGGCTCGCTGTCAAAGTCCTTCTTTGACTTCCACGCGTCGGATGTTATCCGAATCCTGGACTGCTACAAACTAGGCGCGCTCGCCTACTTCGCGTAAGGAGTGTGACGTGAACTATCCAGACACAGTGAAAACAAACGCTGAAAAGCTTGCGTTCTGCTACGCGGCGCAAGAGAAGTTGCGCCAGATGCACAACGTCGTGGGCGCATGGTACCGCGAAGGCGAGATTGCCACAAAGGACTATGACTCATTGCCCACGACGTGGCAGAAGTCGCTAAGCACCGCGTCGAAAGACGGCGCGCTGAGCGAGACGGCGTGGAAGGAATTCAAGGATGGCGCATATGACACAGCCGAGAAAGACGTTATCGGCGAGTTGGGCGCGATGAAAGAGGCCGTGATGAAGGACGCCGCTCTCGTAGCGTCCGTTGACTTGGATAAAACACTGAGCGCGGCAACGGCTGAAAAGTAATGGCCCTCGAAAACTACACTACATACAGCGAATACGACGCGAGCGGGAAGGTCACCGTTGGCGCGAACACGCTTACTGTGGCTGGCAACAACAACACCGCCTTCAGCGTCCACAAGGTATTTGCAGCGGGCCATTTCAGCGGTGACTTTGAACATGTTGTTGCTGTTGCGCTGAATGACGACAGCAGTGTAAATTATGCATGGTGCCCATTTTGGGGATTGTCGAATGAAACAGCCGAA